TTATCTCCTTGTAAAAAATAATTTTACATTTGATATATTTTCCTCTTCCCCTGTTGGTATAGCTGCAATCTTTTGTTTAATATCATTTATTCTTTCTTTGAGATATTTACTTGCTTCACTTGTACTTGCAAAATCCTTAGCGTCTATCTTTCTCATTAAGTCAGTATCATTTGCTAATGTTTCAAGAACTTCTACTACAGATAATAATAAATTCCTTTGCATAGTAGCTTTGGCGTAGTTGTCAGAGGGTGACAACTCATTCTCCTGTAAAAACACTTGATATTCTTCATCTGTATAGTATTGTTTATTGGATAATTCTAATTTAAAACGTTCTAATACTGTCATTATTCATCATTCCTTTCTTAATTAATTTTTATAGTATCCTATAATGGGACAGCTTTATGGTATTGAGAACAAATAAAAAGGATACTCAACTCAATGAGTACCCTATCTTGAATCATAATATTTACTTTTATTAATCCTTATTTAACAATCTATGTTTTCATACTTATTTGATACAAAAGCTTGATTACTTTCTTTAAATTCGTTTATTATATCTTTTAGTTGTTGATATATTTTTTCTGCTTTAGGACTTTCAAACAATATATTTCTGTCTTTATTTTCAGTTTGATCATAATAAGTCAAAATTACAAATTTCCTATTTTCAACTTTATTCTTCTTCCATAAAAATGCTAACGCTCCTACTAATACAAATCTACCTAATGTGACCTCTTGTTTTAGTTGTTCTTCTCTTTTAGTAGTTAAATCCTTTATATCTCTAATTAAAATTTTTCTTTCTTCATTTGTAAAAGAAACTAATATTTCGTCCTTATTATTATATAAAGAAATATATTCTGTGTCCATTTTATCTTCGTAACCACCATAATAGTGACAATGACCTATTAAATCATATTCTTTTTGTTTTTCTATCTCTTTTTTAGCACTTTCAGCCATTCTTATTATCCCTGCGATTATAATCATTACACCAATAATAATCACAATATCCATCATAATAACACCAACCCCTTATAAAATATCTTTTATAATTATTCATCAAAAGGGCATACATCATTCACTGCATACCCTATCTCGTATCAATCTTTAATTGACTTGAATAATATTCTTAGTAGAATTAAGTATATTATTATTTTCATTACTCATACCTCTTTATTTTGTATTATCTTTTCTTTTAATATTTGTTTAACAGTTTTAACTATTTCCTCATTTTTATTGCATTCAAACAATATAGTTATTTTTTTGTTATCATTTACTGTATCTATTGCCAAATAATTTTTAGTAACGTTTTTGGTTTCATTCCCATTCGCAAAAACACCAAACATAAGCACGCCTCTTATATTTGTTTCATTGACCAAACTATTTTCGGTTACTATTCTGCAATTTTCTATATTGTCCATATTTATTTCTCTAATATCCTTGTCAAGAAAAGTTAAAAGTATTTTATTATTTTTAACTCTAAAATCAACTAATTGACCACCGTTTTTATCCTCAAAGCCACCTAGATAAGTTGCATTAGGAACACAAATAAGAACATCCTTAAATTCTTCTTTCCATTCAGGTTCTTTAATTTTGGCATAAATAAAATATACACATATTGCTATAAGTAATATCCACCCCATAATAAACCTCCCATATAATTTTTATAATTATATTATTATATATTTATTACACTTCTAAGTCGTCTGCAAGTTGTTTCTAATTTATCAGATGTGAATATTAGAGTTAAATCTTCCGTTCCATTGTTGTATTGAATTTGCATAAAATTATTTACTGCTAACTTTTTGTCTTTAAAAGCTAAAGCTAAAGCTCCAAAAACAATAAGTTTTCCTAAATTAATTTTCTCTTGTAGTTGTTCTTTGCTTATTATCCTAACATCTTTAATTTTGCTCAAACTAATCACTCTAGTGCTATTTCCCTCAATAGATAAATGTAAATACACATCTTTTATGCGTAAGGTACATTTTTTATCCCCTTCTATAGTAGGAAATCCCCCTAAATACTTCATGGTGGAATCTTCGTATGAAATCCCATGTTCTTCAAGTGTTTGTTGATGCTTCTCATTAGTAGAAGTAACTACAAAGTATAAAATTATAAAAAATATAATCGATACCACTAAACCCATAATATTTTATACCCCTCCCATATAACCATATATGATTTTAATAATTATTAAATCCCCCACAATAGATTGAAGATATAATACAATTATACCATCATTTAACTATAATGTTACATATTGATAGAATGTTGTTCCATATATTTTTATCTGCGGGTAAAAAATACACTTACTAACCATCTCTTATATAAAAAGGGGTAATCAATTAATTATTTTCATTAATAAATTTAATTTAACTAAAACGTTATTCAGAATTGCAATAAAAAATAACTGATACTCACATTGAATACCAGTTATTATGTCGATTATTTATTCTCATATTCTTTAACTTTTCTATAAAAAGTAGCTTTAGTAAGCCCTGTAAGTTCCATAGCTTCAACTGCTTTAATATTTCCAGCTTTCCATTGTTTATATATAGCTTTAAAATTATCATCTATATCTATTGTAGGTCTACCAAACTTTACACCTCTATTTTTAGCACTCTTTATTCCTTCCTTTTGTCTTTGTTTAATATTCTCTCTTTCAGTATGAGCCACGAATGATAATACCTGTAATACTAAATCAGATATGAATGTTCCTAATATATCTTTATGTTTAGTTGTATCCAATAATTCCATGTCCAATACTTTAATATCCGCTCCTATATTCTTAGTAATATCATTCCATTCTTTCATTATATCCTCATAACTTCTACCAAATCTGTCAAGTGATTTAATTACAAGCAAATCTCCTTTTTCAAGTCCTTTTTTCATGTATTGATAACCTATTCTATCAAAGTCCTTGCCACTTTCTTTATCATTATATATATATTTATCTTCAATACCTAATTTCTTAATCTCATCAAGTTGTCTATCTAAATTTTGGTCTTTACTGGATACTCTTATATAAGCAACTGTTTTCATATTATATACCCTCCGTATCAAATTATATTAAATACCTTTGATACTCTAATTGTATCATACCGTATCAATAAGTCAATACTATTTTGATACGTTTCAAAAGTATTTTTTTAATGTTTTGATACTATGAAAAGCATTGATATATAGTACCACTTATACCGTTTCATAAGGTATACTTTTTGATACGTTGATATATAGGTATATGATAGGAAATGGTTGAGCCACTATCTTTAATTATAAGAAGTATTTATATCTAAGTGACATGATTTCACGCTGATAATTAGCTTCGACAAATACTGATTATCTTTTACATACCCTATCTAGGTATACAATTATACGTTGCGTACAACCGTTTATATTATAAGGAATTTATATATAACATAGGGCGAATTGTGGGCTTCTAATTGATAACTATTATCATTTATAATTACCCTTAAATTATTATCATATTCCCACAACATACAACTCCCTATATTTCCTACATTATAGGTCAATTTATTCCCTATTATTATTAATTATAACCTAAGCAGTACACCATATCGTTCTACTATTCTTGTCCAATATTTCCCTCTTGCTTAATCCTAAAAAGTTCCTGTTGCACATCTGTAGTCAGCGGTGACTTCTCTATAATAGTTCTCTTACTTATAGCAGCCATATCAAATTGTTTTCTAAGATTGTCTAATAACTCACTCATATTCATAGGTCTACTATAATTAAATGCTACACTTACATAATCATTATCTGTAAACTCTATCCCTTTTAATTTTAATATCTTCTCAAATATTTCAAATCTTTGTCTAAATCCTTTCATTATTGCCTTTTCATTAAGCATAGCCATCACATCAGCTAATTGATATAAAAGTTTCAAACTAACTTCACTAACATTAGCTACATTTGTATTACCACTTACTATAGAGGGCATATGAGCAACCATATTTAATTTCTGTGCTAATGTATCTAAATATAATTTTATAGTGCTATAATCCATTTCTGCATTGACATATTTCATATCACTTCCAGCTTCAAGTGAAATAGAATATCCTACTGCATCTGCACTTACTGTTCCTTGCAGTTCTTGTCCTATAGTAGTCAAAAGTGGATTCAATGAAAGTGTATATATACTATCTCCCATCTTACTTAATAAGTCCTCTATTTCATCTAATATAGGTCTTATATCTTCTAATAAACTTCTTCCATATCTATCATCTTCATCATTTATAGATCTGTAATGAATTGGTAAGCCAGTAATATTAGCATACTCTGAAACTAACTGCAATTCATCTCCATCATTGTTCCATTCCTCTACATGATCCACATAATAAACATTAAAGTAACTAATTGCATTAATTATCCAATGCTCTATAAAAGCTATGTAATCACCTGTTTCACTATATACTGGGTATCCATCTGCACTATCAATCACTTTACTTTTAATATTCTTATTCTCGTCTATGTATATATACTCAAAACTATCACCATATTTAGTCATTTTGTCAAGTATCTTGTAATCTATATCGTTGTATTCACCACGCCTATATATCTTCTCAAATTCCTTAACCATGTTCTCTGTACCCACTAATGAAACTGGCTTTCCTAGTAAATATGTCGAATGGAAATTTAATATAGTTTTTGCTTCTTGGATAACAATTTTCCTTGTAATGTATTCCTCTTCCTTATACTTTATATCCTCTCTAATTAATACTTTATGCTTTCCATTAAGATAATTCTTGTTGTTTACTACACTAGCAATTCTATATAGATTTTCTGATTTCTCTACTTCATCAGCGAACCATGTAGGATTATTATTATAAACTTTCTCTATATAATCATTAATATTCATTTTATAACCACCTTTCTATATTTGTGTCCACTACGGACATTTTTGGGACACCCTTTCGTTGAACCCTTATAAATACACGATTAACACTATATTTCTAATATATTAAGATGTAAAAACTCCTTTTAAACATAGTAATATCAATACTTTAGACGATAAACCATTAATCGTATATCGAGTGAGTTTTATATTATGTGAAACCTACCATTTATAATGCTTTCCATCTTTTATTCCAGCTATAGCGAGTGCAACTCCCATCACCAAATCATCATGGTAACTACTCATAGCTCCCATACTTCCATTATCATTAACAACAAATACCTTCATTTCCTCAAGTATCTCTTTACTATTTAATTGTATTTGTCCCTTTTCAAACATCTCTCTAAAATCATTTATAATAATACCCTTGGTCTTACTATTAGTGTCAAAACCCACGTTAATTACTGCCTTACCCCTAGTATCATAGGTCTTATATTTCATCATGTTCAAATACTTATAATCATATCTCAATCTTTCTATTACACTATGACCACCACTTGCTTTCTCTACAATTAATAACCCTTTATTATAATATCTACCTAATAAATCAACTATTTCTGCAAATTCATACGGCTTAATCTTATTATTCTTAAACATAGCACATTCTTTGCCTTCTGCATCTAGTACCACACAAGTGGAATAATCCTGTGCTACACCCTCTGAAGTATCTACTCCTATGTAATATTTCATATTTGCTTGAGGAATTGAGTACATAAAAAAAGATTTACCATAGAATTTAGAAAGTTCTAAAGGTAAATCAGTAATTTGTTTTATATTTAAATATTTATTTTTCCTTATACTAAGATTATTTAATACTTCTGCAACTCTAGCATTATCAAACACACCTGCACCACTTGTTATAAATGCCATATCATCTGTCAAAGGAAACTCTTGATTGAATTGGTCTATCCCACTATTTTGAATTTTTAACCTTCGCCAACATAAAATATCTAATGTCATACCATCAATAGTATCAAGTAACTTTTTCTCTTCATCAGTTAAATCACTTTCCGTAAAGTCCCTACCATTAATATTTTTATATATCTTTTTATATTTTTTATGTTCATCATCAAACATACAAGAAGTATCAATATAATTATAAAAGAAGCTATTATATGCGTTCTCTTTGCTCTTACTCTTTTGGTAGAGGTTATGATAATAATTTAATCCATTTGCAGTTGATTCTATTATCAAATGTCCATCAGGTCTTAATGCTTGTTCCAAAGATAATAATTGTCTTTCTGCTTGGTCACCTACAAAAGCAAATTCGCTTATGTGAATTAGTTTTAATGTATTTCCTCTTCCTACATCTCTCTTTCCCATGGTGTGACAAGTTATAACACTCCCATTTGTAAAAGCTAATTCTTGCCTATTATTTCTTATCATTTTTGGTTTCAAACTATCGGGAATACTATTATATATCGCCTTTAATTTATTGAATATTGCTCTTGTACTCTCTTCTGTATGAGATAACATTAAACAACTTGTATAAGGTTCAGTAATTGCATAATAAATACTTAATCCAGCTATAGCAACACTCATTCCACCTTGTCTAGCTTTTAAAATAATATTATATGTATCCATATCCTCAACAAAATCTTTCTGCATTGGATTTAATTTAAAAGGTACTATCTTACCCGTTTTATCTGCAATTTTCATAAAGTTAGCCATGAATAAGTGAGGACTATTCCATACAAGTTTAAATTTCTCTTCATTGGTCATATAATCCCCTCCTATTCATTTATATTTAATGTATCTAATATTTTATCTATTTCAGATTTACTACCACCAAAGAAGTCACTCTTAAAGAATTTCTCACACCAATCAGCACATTGTTTATCACCCTTCATTGCCTTCTCATACATAGAGTTATAAATATCTAGCATTTTTAATTCTCTAACACTCTTTAAATATTCTTTTATTGCTTCTTTAACATCTTTTCTATCCAACCAACTTAATGCAGTTTCATATTCACAAGCACAACATTGTTTAATATCTTTTTCATAACTTGCTTTGGTTCTGTCTGAATCTACATACCATTTTACGAAATATCCAATCTTATTGCTATTAGTTGTAATAATACTTTTTATATTATTATCTACACTTTTTTTTATCATTTAATCAGCTCCTTTTTTATCCCTTATTGACTTTATTAAATGCCTTATTTACTAGCTTTAAAGTATCTAATTTGTAGGATACATGGTCTACATATTTATCCATAGATCAATCCACAAATTATTTGACTTACTGATACAATATGCACATCTGTTGTGGGTAAACCCTTACAATATAATTCCACGGAAACCGTGTAAAAGGCGATACACTAACGTGTACACCATTAAATTAAATTTTAGTTTTTTAGAATATAGTAAAATAAACTATTATAATATTAAATTTAAAAAGTCGTACACCATTTTCTATATAAATATATATATATATAAAATGCTATACGACTTTTTAATTAATACTCTTGAATCCTAATAATATCAATGCTTTTAAAAAGTCCCCCTCAATTCCTCTATATAAATAATATATATAAGAAATTTAAGGGGGACTTTTTAATAATCCAATCTAAAAGTTTAATAATTATTAATCTACTGTTGACGTAGTCAATGTAGTTTTACGAGGTTTCCTCGGAATTATATTGTAGCTCCATCACAACAAATGTGCCTATTAATAAGGTATAACTACCTTCTGTGCTTGTACTATTATTTTATTACTATCTAAATAATTAATTATCATTGATTTATCAAGTATAGATTTTTTTAGATTCTTCTTGTCAACTTTTATCATTTCACTAATCCATTTCTTTTTTACTGTAATAGTTTTATTAGTTGTGTCAGCTATTACATTAGTATCATCATTAAATTTACCTGTTTTGACCTCTTGAATTAATCTCATAAAGTCACCTTGTTTACCGTCAATAGCCATTTGAGTATTATGCTCTTTTAAATATTCCTTTTGCTTAGCGTTGTCTTTCTTCTCAAACTTCACATCTAGGTTAAATTCAGCAACTTGAATATCTTTAAATTGCTTAATAATTAATTCCTTTATGCTTTCATCATTAAGCAATAAATAAAATTCTGCATCAATGCCCTCTACTCTTGCCACTCTACCCATAGCTTGATAAATTTCAGATACAATAGTTGTAGCTCTTACCTTTTCAATATCTTTGTAATAAAATCTATATACTTTATTCTCACCTTTACCATCATTGAATCCATTTAAATTTTGCTTATTAGTTAGCTTTGCTTTGCTATAGAATAGATATTTAACTACATATACATAGCTTGGAGTTTGAAAAGTTGCTATTGAATAGAATTTATTAAAATCCTTCCATGTGTTATGACCTACTAAGTTTCCATAATATCCATAATCAATAGATTTATTGTCAATAATATCTGATAATGCCTTATCATCTATATCCTTTTTGCCAGCTATAAGCAACTTATCATCTTTAGTGATTAAAGATTTAATATGATTTTCAACTTCTGAATATAAATTAATCATTTTTGTTTTTGCACTTGTAGTAGTATTTAAGTTGCAAAAATTAACTTTCCAATTTCTCCTATCTACTACCCTATTTTGCATACCATTTGTATCAATTAAGCCACTTAGCTTATATGTATATAAAAAAAAGCCACTAGCATCTAGTAGCATATTATTTAATGGTAAAAACCAAAAATCATATCTATTATCATATGTATATAAATTATTACATTCAAAATATGCAGTATGAGTATAAAAATTATCTATTATATTACATTCATTTAATATATCTGTTTTAGTTAGTAAATTCCCTTGTAAATCATTTAAACCTAATTCTTTTATTGAGGTAGCTTTTATTTCTTTATCCAATATATTCTTTAGCTTTATTATATCTTTCTTATATTGTTTATAGTCCTTCTCCTTGCAGTTATAAACCATTTTACCTTTACTAGTATATAGTGCATTTAATATCCCTGTAATAGCTTTGTTGTATTGAATTGCAAGAGAAGGATTTATATTGCTTAATAAATTAAAATACAAATTATATCTCTGTAGATTATATTGTAATGTTTCAAATATCTGTATTTCCTCGTCTATAATTAAAGTATTTCTATCCTTTATTAATTGTTTTTTTTGCTTGGTATCTACACAACAATTTTTATATCTTGCGTGAGTAATAATAAGAATAGGATATTCATTAATATTTTTTATTCCATCTTTCTTATTTTTTGCATTAATAAAAAAAGCTAGAGGTTTTTGTCCTCTAACTTTACAATATGTATTTATTCTATTTAGTGCTTCCTCTGCAAGTTTATTGTCCTTTACAACATATATGTATTTTAATTTATTTGAAATATATCCTTCTACCATCGAAAAGCCAGTTAATACACTTTTACATCTGCCGACTTCTAGTGTGAATAATTTTAATTTATCTTTGCTTTGTCCATTTTTTATGTACTTATCTAAATAATTTAATTGTTTATCTTTAATTAAACTATTATAATTTTCATAGGAAACAAATTCCATTCATCATCAAATCCTTTCATCACGTTTTATTTTAGTAAGTAGATTGTCTACTTTTATTTTCTACTGTAATTTTCCTTAAATCATCTTGTAATTCATCTGAATTTTTGAATATAAATATTAAATAAGTCCTATTATTTTTATCTCTATCTATTTTTAACATTTCATATCCTTTTGCTATTAATTTATTTGCATCTGTGTAACTTCTTATTATTTGTGTAGTTTTTATCATTTTTCATCAAATCCTCTCTTATCTATTTTTAATTTCTTGTATTTCTTTTCTTATTTTGTTAATAACCTTAATTTGTTTTACTGCTGCCACTATGTATACTACAAGTAATATTTTTAAAAAGTTTTCCATTTATATCAACTCCCTTAATTTAGTTGTAATGTTACCACCTTATTTTTATTTTTTATCTTCTTCAATACACATCGTCATTAACATAACTAATTGGCTTGCATATTCACTTTTAGATAAACCTTTTTCTTTTGCTTGTCTTGTTATTAAATTATTTATTTTCTCATTTAATTCAATAGTAATTTTTGTTTTTTGCGGGAAATATTCTTTCCATATATTCCTTATTTCCTTAGGATTTTCTATAAATTTATTAGCAATTTCAATTTGTTTTTGTAGTGGTAATGTTACCACTTTCCCTAAATCTGAATTTGAAATCATTATTTTTTTATTTGTATAAATTGTATCTACTGCCATTCTAAATTTATAAGATAAATCTGATCCAATATTTTCTTCAAACTTTAATAAATTAGTAGATACCTTTTCCCATTCTCTATATGTTTTTTCACTCATGCCTAATAATCTTGCTATTTCTTGTTTTTTTTTGCTTATCATTTAATTTCCACCTTTCATTCAATCCTTTTTATTTCTATAAAAATATAAGACATATCTCTCCTTTTGTTGTCTTACTTCTTTAAAATAACTTTTATTTCCTCTACATCTTTTTTTACATCTTCAACCACATCAAATTTTTCTGTTAAATCTGAAATAATATCTTGATTTTTTGATATTACTTCCTGAAGATTTTTCTCCCTACAATTATTTTCTTCCTGAACTTTATTTATAAATTCGTTATAATCTTTTCTTTGATAGTACCAAAATACAAGCACTAAGCCCAAAACTGGACTCTGTTGTCCTATCTGCAAAAATAAATTTTCCACTAATAACACCACCTTTCTAATTTTTTAAATAAATGTAGGAGGATTTAATCCCGTCCCCCTTATTTTATACTGGTATGCTATATCTTAAAGCGTTTTTATAAGTTCTAGCACAACTAAATACCATCTCGGTATCGTGTTCTAGATATGGACTTTGCACTATTTTAAAATCTAAATACGGTTTAAACGTATTTTGGGGCAAAATAAAAGACAAACTTGGAAATAACTCTCCTAACTTGTCTAAATTTATATCTGTATTAAGTTCTCCATCTTTATCTACATATATATGTCCATACAATTTATATTCTTTTATTATATTATAAAAATATTCTGAATCATGTTCAGATAAAATTTCTGTAAATATAGGATATTCTAATATTACATTATAATAATGTCTAAAAGTATCTTTGTTGAAATAATACTGTTTAAAAGCCACGTCTATGCAAATGAGTAGCTCTAGTTGCTCCTCTGTGCAACTGCTTAAATCTACGTTGTAGTAACTTAATATAGTTAATAATGTACTTCCAGCAAACTTCTTATAATAATTGTTTTGTCCTATGTTTAATATAGTATTAATATTAGCACTTTTAGGACTATTAAGTGTAACATGATTCCCCCAACATTTGCCCTGTACTAAATCCATATCTACACCAAAAATTGATTTTACTTTTTCAATTTTATCTGTTTTATATAATGTTTTAAAATCATAAAAACAATTAATATTTAAATGCGGAAATAAGTCCTCTAATATAATACAACTAAATAAGCTATCTATATCATCACTTAGACACATATTGTTTATATTGGATAAATCTTGACACCATAATGGAAACTTTTCTTTTATTTCATTTTTCATAATTTTTGATGAGAAGTATTAAACTATCCCACCACTTGCCTATACTTTGAAGTCCTTGCGATATTTAATTAAATGTTTTTCTCCCTATTACATTTAATAATCTCCTTCCTGTATTTATAGTAATTCAATCTATTGTCACTTTAATCTACAAAATTTATAAATCTCTCCTTTAATCTACAAAAAAATAGATTAAATTATGTGGAGAGATTTTTTATTTTACCTCGCATCTTTACACCTACCTTTCATCAATTAGTTTTTATTGCATAGTAAAAACTCTATAATAGCCATTTTAAGTCACTTAATTTTTTGTAATGTATTTATACCTTTTCCGAACTTAAAGCGAAAATAGAGCTAATTTTATGCGTTTTGCTTAGTATTTTTAGTTGTTGTTTTAGTAGTTTTAGTTTTAACTTCTTTAGCAATATCTTCTGCAATTTCTTCTACATTTTGTTGTTTCTTTTTTTCTTCTGCAACTTTATATATAGTAGCAACATATTTATCGTGCCATTCTTGGGACATATTCTGTTTTCTATTTTCTAACATAGATATATAATTTCTTTTTACCCCCATTGCATCTGCAACATCTTTCTGTGTTAGTCCGTGTAATAATCTTAAATATTTTAATTTCTCTGCACTTAACATTTAATCAAATCCTTTCATAATTTATCTTACTTACTATTTGTCAATAAAAAAAAGAGACAGGGAATTAAATTCCCCTTCTCCTTGATTGAATTAAACTATTGTCTTTCTAACAACTACAACTCCAGCATCATCTATTAGTTTACAAGCATATGTATAAGCACCAACTATATCAGAAGCGTGAAGCTTTTCTTCTCTTTCTTCTACTATATCTATAGCTCTCTTTTCCATAAATGCTAATGCGTTCTTTTTAATTATAAATGATACACATTCAGATTTAACTGAATCATAAGTTCCGTGGTCTGCCATGTAAACTGGTATACCTCTAAATAAACCTATTACACCATTTGAAACTATACCGTTTCCTTGTGCCACGTCTGTTCTTCCAGCACTTACAAATTCAGTCATGTTATAAAAACTTGAAGCTAATAGAGAATTTACAACTATTCCAGCCATATCCTCTGTATCTTGTTCATCTCCAAATAAAGATAATGCACTATTTATTTCAGTAGCAGTAATTGTATTTGCTCCAACAGTAGCGGATTTTAACGGAGAAGTTAATGCTTCTGCAACTAAATCCTTATCTAACTTTCTAGCAAATACTATTGCCTGTTGCTTTCCAGCTTCATCAAGATGATTGCCTAAAGCTGTCATATCATCAATGTCATAAACTCTAACAATTTTATCAATCATCTTGATAGTAGCTTGACTAGAAGTTTGTTCTAGTTCTTCTATTGCAGATTGAGTTCCTTTAACAACTTCTGTTGCATCTCCTATTGTTTTGAACTTTGGAAAAGTTACACTCTCCCCGATATTAGTATTTTTTAAAACACCTAAGTTAGTTGCTAAGTTTGCAACCTTTACTCTTCCTTCAAATTTTTCTCTAACTAATCCAGCATAAATCTCTGGTACTATTAAATTAGCCATATTTATCACCTTTACCCTTCTAAATTTTTATTTTTAAATATAAAAAAGCACCGACCATTTTGGGCGATACTATTTACTCAACTTGTTATAAAGTTCTTCATTTGTCTTAAAGATATTTAATCTTTCCATGTAAGACATTTTATTAAATTGTTCTTTTGTTATTGTATCTTTAGTTGTTTGATGAGAGTTAGGTTTATAAGTATTATTCAAGCTAGTATCATTAAGATGTTTGGTTAAAACTTCTTTAACTTCTCCTAAATAACTTTCTAAATCCTCTGTCCCTTGTATGTTTAAATATTTTGCAAGTTGCTTCGGTAGACCGTTATTTTCTAAAGTTTCAGATACTTTTAACTCTAACTCCTTAGCTTGCACTTCCTTTTCCTTATCCTCTAGTGCTTTTAATCTAGCTTCGATTTCAAGTTCTTCATCTGATTTTTGAATTGGTGTAAGTTCTTTGATCTTAGCTTCATAATCTTTAATTTTTTTAGAGTATTCTGTTCTAACCTTATCAGTTTCAGATTGGATTTTCTTATTTAATTCTTCTTCTGTAAAAGGTTTTATATCTACTTTGGTTTCTACCTCTTTTGTAGTTTCCTCTACATTATCTGTTACAGTTGTTTCTAAAATCTTATCTTCTTCCATAATTAAATTACCACCTTTCAAGTTTTTTATAATTGTCCCTTTTGAACATTTAAAAGTTACCATCATAAAACCCTTATATTTATTTATTAATTTATTTTATATATGTAAATAGAACGCTTTTTAAGGCATTTATTTTACTTTCTAATACAATTACTCACTTCTACTACAGAAACGCATAGAAGGCACTTTTGCCTACCATTTATCAACGTTTGTAGCTATTTAAAAATCTATTAATTTCTAAAATTTAATTTATAGCAACACAAAAGGATATGTAAATTATACATACCCTTCTATGCAGATGTATTCCTCGTACACCTTATACCTTTTGGATTGCTACAGTTTATTTTTTCTTTTTTTAGAGGAGGTAGGTTCTGCCCCTACATCAAAATAAACAAAAATTTCTAAAACTATGAAAAACAAATTATAAAAGCAGTGTGCTTTCACTTGTAAAACTTTGATATATATAAAAAATAACTATTTCTAGCTATCAATTATCAAATTTAATTTTTTAAGTAAATCTTCCCTTAAAGCTCTTCTTCCTTTTATCCAATGACATATTAAAGAAGGCGATACCTTTAGTTGTTTTGCTATATAATTATATTTAATACCTTTGCTTTCTGTATATTGGATTAATTTTTGTCTATACACCTCCTGTATATTCATTGTCTTTCTCTCCCTCACTTTAAATTTGTATAAAAAAATTGACTAAAAAAATATATAATTACTACTACACTATAAGAAAAGGCACATTTTCAAAAAAATTACCTTCTAAGCCAATGGAATCAATGGGTTACAAGGTTGTTCTATTGGTGGTTATTTCACGTTTTTTGTTATATTTCTTGTATTTTTCTATTTTATATTTCTCTATCACTATAGGAAAATGGACATACTTTACCTAAACTCAGTCATATCAACGGTTTGACGGTATTTCTAAACCGTTACATTTTTGATTTTTTTCTATGTTTTATACACTATTCATAAAAAGGAAAATGGGAAAATTTTTTAATGTTTGTATTCTATAAACTTTATATGATCAAACCACTCAAACTTTTTATATTCTATGTTTTCTGTTTGCATTATCTATTTTTATAGCACATGAAGAGCAATATTTAATTTTATTACTATATACTATATACAAGGAATTAACTTTTGTCGTAGACCATTGATTTTACTTGAATTAAGGGGTATAAAAAAATTTTATCCTTGCAAATACCTATTTCTCAACATATTATACACTTAAATATTTTACTTAGGTTTCTCTATCACTATAGGAAAATGGAGGTGATTGTGCAAAGCATTGGTATGACTAATTTAGAGTGCATTTTCTGCTTTATAGCCACTCATTTTATATCAATATTTTCTTTTCCATTGATTATTTATATCTCTTTGGATTTGTAAATTAGGTACTTTTCCCTTATAGACCATTAAGATAAAATGCTCATAATCCTAGTAATATCAATGGTTTAGGTGCTATTTAAGAATGTTGATATTTGTTATAAAATTGCTATAAACTAGATATATCAATGGTTACAAGAGTTGAGATTTTCGAACACTTCTAATATTTTTCATTCTTTCTCTTGCCTTTTTTCTATCTTTTTCTTTAGCACATTCATTACAATATTTTCTATTGTTACTATCACTATAAAAAAATGGACACATTCTCTTAAAACGTAGTCATACCAATGGTTAAAAGGTACTCATTAAATCGAAGTTTTGTTGTTTTTCCTATATTTCCTTACTATTCATAAAAAGGAAAATAAGCTTTGAATGTCTAGTGATTATTTGCACCTTTTACAATATTTCTGAGCATTATTTTTAGGCAAAAATTCTTTCCCACATCACTTACAATTTTTATATTTATCTTTATTAGTTGTTTTTGGTCTACACCAAGCTCTTTGGCTATTTGATCTTGTGTGGTTGCGACATTTTGTCGTGTCCATTGATTATTACCATAAGTAACTCCACATAACTTTTCATATTCACTATTGATTAGCTAAATCTTTAGCTACTGATTCATCTGTTCTTATTGGTTCGTCCAATGTTGGACTAACCGTAGAATCAAGTTCTCTTGCAATATCTTCTTGTGTTTTCAAGTGGACATTTTGTCCTCTTGCTCCCCCATGTGTTACACCACATAATTTTTCTAGTTCCTAGTTGATTAGATATATCTTTTTGGGTTTTCACAGGTCGCAATGCGTCTTTTGATTTTCTATCTCCACCATTCTTTACTCCATAAATCATTTTTACCTTTATTCTGAACTATTTTTTATATTTACTATTGACTTGTTACTAAGTATCTAGTAGGTTTGTTTTGCCTGTGGACACGTTCAAGGACGTAGTTATCCCTTAGAAATGGGATAACAAAACGTTATTGGTTTGCTTCGCTGAATTGTATCCAATACACGCTACCTTCCTTGTCCATTAAACACACTTTAATATTATACATCTCGCCCATATAATACGCCTTCAATGGCTTGTGTGAGTTCCGACATTCCTGTCCGAGTGTTCCACCCACCGAATACTTTTGTTTACTATCCTGTAGTGTTGGGAGTTCGGTATCTTACCCAACTGACGACATATTGCATATGGAAGGTAATGCACATACGCCGAGCGTTTTGGCATCGGTCGCTAACCGTAGCATTATTTATAGTGGCTTTGCTATCTGTTCCACTACCTACCCCTAAAAAAGGCAATAGGAAATACACCCTTGCTTGTACCTATTTTTTTGATAAAATAGGTATTACAAAGTTGAATATTTTTCTATATTTAATTTTTATAAGTTGTATTTTGTTTGTTAAGTAGGTATTAGTATTACCTACTATTTTTTTATCTTTTTTCTCTTACACTATAGAGAAAGGCACATTTTTTTAAAAACCACCCTTTGAGTTAGTAATACCAATGGTTTTCACAGTTGTTTGCTTTTCAACTTTTTGCGATTTTCCATTGTTTTTCTAAATGTGAAGCCCTCTTAACGTTCTCTAGTGTGCTATCCAGTAGAAAACAAGCCACATCTTGCTTATATATCTATTCTCTAAGGTCTAACATTCCTTTAATGCTTAAAGTTTCCCATCCTATATATTTTCTTAGAGGATTTACACTATCTAATAGTGTTTTCAATTCATAGTAAGAAGGACACTCAGAAAACTTTTTATACTTTGTAGAAGTCCATACTTTGTAGAAGTCCATTCTTTGTAGAAGTCATTGAAACTCCATTCTAAATAAACATCAAATTGGTCTATTAAATGGTCTATTTTAATCGCCTTCTTTCCTTCTTAAAATAGTTCTCTTTCTTTTCACTTTGAGGTGCTATTTCATCAATTATATTAACTATATCTGCCGTCTTAGCATTGTAATATCGATTTAATTCTTTCATTGTGCTATGCCCCGTTATCCTCTTTAAAATCAATGGGCTAACATTTTTATTTACTGCATTAGTTATAAATGTGTGTCTAAATAAATGGAGTGATGTTTTTTCTATTCCTCTAGTATTACAATAATCTTTTATAGATTTTTGCAAGCTCGACATTGCTAATTGTGTTTCATATACCGAAGGAAATAGATATTGCTCTCCCTCTCCATTTCTAATTTCTAAATATTCCTCTAATACTTCTGCAAATGAAGATGATATTGGTAATATCCTTGCTTTTTTATTCTTAGTTTTATTAACTATAATTGTTCTATTAAGTAAATCTACATTTTTTACAAGTAATTCTCTTAGTTCTCTTGCTCTTATTCCAGTAGAAGAAAAAGTCCATATAATAGTCCAAGTTCTCATTTCTACAAAATCACGTTTTTTAGGTTTTTGAAGTAAGTCATGTAATTCCTCTTGTGTATAAATTTCTTTAATGACTTCCTGCTCTTTAACTACTGGAATCATAAATTCATCTAGTATATAACCTTTTTTCATAGCAAACTTAATAATTGGACTAATATTTCTTAGATAACTATTAATTGTTATACCATTTGTAATGCCTTTCTTCTCTTTGATGTAAAGAATATAGGTTTCTAAGGTACTCAAGGTTATTTCATCACAAAAAATATCTTCCCCTAGAAATTCCATAAAATATTTGTTATGATAGTGATAACTTTGGAATGTTTGTTCTGACCGACCCTTGATTTTCAATTGTTGGATAAATTGTTGATAAACTTCACTATATTTTTTTCTTTCTTTATTTGATTTTTTGCCAAATTGTCGAGTACCTACGACTTCTCCACGCTTCAC